CTAATCAGGACTATTGCCTTCCTCTGTCGCCACTTTGTCGCCAGTTTTCATAGTGGCTAATGGGTTGAAGTGGAGGGCAGTTTCAAGATGTTCAGGGGCGAAGTGAGCATAGCGCATAGTCATCTGAATATCGGAGTGGCCAAGGATTCTCTGTAAAACAAGTATATTGCCACCGGACATCATAAAATGCGCAGCGAATGTATGGCGAAGTACATGTGTTAACTGACCACGCGGTAAAACGATATCTGTTGAGTCGATAGCAGCCATAAAACGGAAGTAGCACTCACTGAAAAATCGGTCACCAGGCTGCGCAATGATTTCTTCATAAAGCTCTTTGCTGATCGGGACGCTTCTGTTTTTCTTACTTTTGGTTCTTACAAAAGTGATTTTATGTGGGGTGATTTGAGAGCGCGTTAATGTCTCAGCCTCCCGCCAACGCGAACCTGTGCTTAAACAAATTTTAACAACCAGAGGTAAATCTGGTCTTCCTTGGCTACAAGCCTCAAGCAATATGTTTATTTGTTCATGTGTGAGCCATGACATTTCTTTTTCAGTAGTGGCAAATTTCCGGAGAGTCTCCAGGGGATTAGGCTGTTTCCATTCTCCCAAACGAATTAGCTCGCTAAACATTCCGCTCAAATGACTTTGTTCCAGATTTACTGTAGTTGGGTCAGCACCTTGACGCCAACGATCAGAAAAGTAGATTTCGCCGTTTAGGCGCTTGTCACGATAGTGGGCGAAGTCTTTAGCGGTAAAAGTTGTAGCGGGGGGGTTGCCTAAAGCTTCAACCATTAGGCAGATTTTCTTATAGGTCTTTGAGCCTGCGGTGAGGGCTTGGCCATGTAGGTTGTACCAAAGCTTGGCGATATCTTCCAGCGTACGGCGATCCGCTTTCTCGCCGAGCCATGGTTTATTCTCAGCTTCATCCATAGTATGGCGTTCAAAGGCAAGCGCTTCGCCTTTGGTGGCAAATTGTTTACGTACCCTGCGGCCTGTACGGCCAGCAGGGTAGCATTCACAAATCCATTGGCCTGTTGTAAGTTTACGGACTGCCATGTGTCATCTCCTCCAAAGAAGGAGATATTTAACTGTATATAAAAACAGTGGTCAATGTATGTTTATTGAATAATAAACCTTATTATCATTCAGGTTCATTTTGATCTTTATCATCAGGCTTTAATTCTGATTCTCGGGGGATAGAAGGAGGCAATAGCGATCCTGAATTATCCTTGTCGGAAGAAGTCGTAAGCTTTGCATTTTTTTTATTTTTTTGTACGTTTGATTGGTCAGCAAGATCCTGCGCTTTAGTATTTAACAAAGAGTCCAAATGTTTTGTGATTGCTAATTTCTTTTCATGGGCAGCTTCTTGCTTCTTAATATCAAATAATTCAGGGTTGATTCTAGTATTGCTGTTTATAAAGTCATATTCTTTTCGTATGTTAGAAATATTTTTATTATGTATGTCATACTTTAATGGTGAGTTATACCTAGCAATATCTTCATGGATGCGTTTTGAATTTGAGACTAAATAATTAATTTCTTCCGAATATCGAAGTGCCCTTTCTTTTGATTCTTCAAATTGTAATAAATAATTTTCCATTGCGATTTTTCTAGCATTAGCTATCATTTTGCTCAATGGGGTTTGATGTTCGCTATTAGCATGATTACCTAATTCGATTTCATCAGCATTTTCAGGAGAAACTGCAAACTCACCTTCATCATTTTCGTGTGCTATATTATTTTCTAGAATTATAGCTTTTTCACTTTCAGGAATATGAATATCTTTTAAGCTATCAATCGCTTTTATTATTATTGGTTGCATTTCACTAATTAGAGTTGAGAGCTGTTCTAATTCTTTTTTACTGAATGAAGAATTATGAGCAATTTTGCACCTTAAAATATAGAGTTTTTTCCAATTTTCACTTATTAATTTTTCTTCACAGTCTAATGCATCTTTGAAATAGCGCTCCCAATTTGAACGCGGCAGCATTTCTTTTATTTTGAAAATATCTTCAATTGTAGTGGCTTTATGTATATTTGCGAAAATAATCTGTTGGTTATGGTTAGTGTATTTTTCAAATAAAAATTCTGCTAAATCGATGAAGTCTAGAGAAGAGAAAAATGTTGAATTGTTACTTTCTGGTTTCTTATCAGCTTTTTGTTTGATTTGGTGGGAAACAGAACTGTCAATCCAAGCAGCACCAACATTGATGAGAAGAAATTCTGTTAGAAATTTTCTCATCAAATTCTCAATATCTTTGATCATCGGATATGCAATGGTCGAGTAGTGTTTATCAATATCGTCCCATAAAACTTGCAGTGGGGAATCAAATATTTTAGTTAAATTTTTTAATAAAAGTCTTTTTAATTTAGTGAAATCATCAAGAGCCTCAATTTCACTATGGATAGATAAATGAAAACATAAGTGTTTTTTTTCTGCAGCTTTCAGAATTGATACATTGAATGGGAATTGTTTTGTGTTGTAGGTGAGAGTGTTTTTAGTTATTTTTATATTAGAGTCAGCTTGTAAAATATGAATGAATGCATCTTTGTTATTACAAAAGCTATTGTTTTCAGATTGAGGTATAAGGAACTCAATTGTTATCTTCGTCATCATAACTCCCCAATATGGAAAATAATTTTTCCTATAAATTCAATGTCTGATATTGAGCATTCAAAATTGTCTTCATTAGTCCCCACTTTGACTCTTTCTCCAGGCAGTCTGATTACTTTTCGAATGCTGATCGAATTATCAATTCCAATAATCCAAACACCATCATCAGTCGCAGTATATTTATACTCTGCAATATAGGTATTACCGTTTTCTATCACTACAACTGGAGATTCGAATGTTCGAGTAAATAATGCCTTATCAATACACAGATAACTTGCATCTTGAATTTTCCCATCAAGTATTTTTTTCTTTGGTACTTCTACAAGGTCTGCATTAATTCCTTCGAACATGTTTCCTTGACCAGTAGTTAACCACTTCAAGCTTACACCTGTTTCTATGGCACATTGAACGACCCATTCCGCTGGAAATATATCCCTCATAAATCTGGTCGCAAGGGTGCTTTTTGAAACACCTAAATGGTCACAAAGCATTTGGCGTGTTGAGAATCCATAAGCCTCAACAAGTCGCAAAATCACCTGCTGCCCACCTGTTTTAAAATCCATCAAGTTCGCTCCAAAGAACAAAAATCAATTGACAGATTCCCAAAGCGATCTTAATGTTCGCCATGAAGTTCGATTTGGGAAACTTCACTTGTAATCACTATTTATTGAGGCTCGCCACAAGCCAAATGGAGATGTTGCCCCATGAGACCTAACATTTCAATCACTCTGATCACCCCCCACGTCACAATTGAACGTTATAGCGAACTCACTGGTTTAGCTGAGGATACGATCAACGATATGCTTGCCGACGGGCGTTTACCTCGTCACCGCTTGCGCAAAGACATGAAGCGAGAAAAAGTGATGATTAATATCGCCGCTCTAACGGTAGATGCGTTATCAGAATGTGACCTTTCGGTTGCTTAGTTCGATATTGCAATATCGTAGAGGTTACAGCCATGTTTGATTACCAAACTTCAATACATCCGCATTTTGACACCGCTTGCCGCCGTTTCTCTTTGGCTCATAACCTTACTGAGCTGGCAGCGGTTATAGGTATCTCTGCCCAAGTGTTACGCAACAAATTGAATCCAGATCAGCCGCATCGTTTAACAGTAAACGAGCTGATCATGCTGACGGACATCACTGATGATTCGGCAGTTCTGGATGGTTTGCTGGCACAACTGAAATGTTTACCCGCGGTGCCGGTAAATGAAGCGAAGCCAAATAATTTACCAATGCACGCTTTAAGTGCCACGGCCGCAATCGGTGTTATTGCCGGTGAAGCCATATCTCCTGCGCCTATGACGCAATCACGTAGAAACGCCATTTTAGACCGAGCCAATCAGGCGATCCGCGATCTGTCCTTGCTCGTTGTGTCTGTTGAATCGCGTTTTCACACCACGCCAGTGCTGGCATCTGCAATGGACGTTTTAGGTTCATGCGGCGTCATGCCAGGCCTGAATTGAGGCTATTCGATGCAAGTTTTCGCACAACTATTAAAGCAGCAATCGCCAACCGCCCAGCTGCAAAGCTATGGCCACGGCTGGCTTGAATTGCCTAACGGCCAGCGTTGGCAGCCTGCTGCTAGCAAAGTAGCGTTTCTAAGTGGTCAGCATCACCCGATGGTGAAGATTAAGCGCCGCCCTTGGTGGTTCCGCCTGATGGGGTTAAGGGGGTAAGCGTGGAACAGCAATTGCCGAAATGGATTAGTGAAGCCCGAAAGATGATTTCAGGCACTGAAAACCGGGTGAAACATTATTGGGAAAATCTTCCAGAAGATGAACGCCGCGATCTCTGTTTCCTCTCCCAGCTGAAAAGCCGCCATGTGAAATGTGCCTGGGACGATTTGACCGAGGCGGAAAAAATCGCGCTGTGGCAGGGCGTTTTGAAGGTCAGAAAAATGCAGCAACAAACCCGTTCGCTGACCCCGGAAGATTTCAAAGGCGTGGTTGTTTGTAGTGTTAGCCGTCGAACTGACGAACAAAAAATTTCAAATCCGATGCACTGAGGGAAGTATGAAAATTATCACCGTAGACGAAATTGGGTTGACCGAATCATTCTCAGCTTTTGGCGTTAAGTTCAATTACAGCCGTTTGTTCCTGAGTAAATGCCACGTGTCAAAAGGCCGCGTTGCGCTGACGCCTTTCATGTTCAATGACACGGTTCACCTTAATAACCCGCATCAATGGTTTGCGGCCAATGCTGCGTTTTGGGTTCGCGCCTATCGTGAGTCTGAAACGTTGGTCGAACAAGTCGAAACAATGGCCAGCATTCGCGCCCTGTATTTTTTGGCCGGTTCTTTGGGGCAAGGTCATGCTCATGCGCTGATCAGCACCTGGTTTGATACGACCAAGGAATTGCACGGCATGGGGGCGCTTAACCTGTCACCGCTTGCGCCGCTTTCTAAAAAATACGAAACAACGATTTCCCCGCTTAGTTTTCATTAATTAAATCCTTCGAATGCCCGTTGCTTCCTCCATGTTGCCGGGGCTTCTTGCTGCCAAAATTTGGAGTTTTACCATGAATCTATCCCGAAATGACCGTCCGAAACGCACGCCAGTACTGCGGAGTTTTGAACAATCATCACCGGCTTATCAGGACGCTGAAAGTCTGGACAATATGTTGAAGAATGCCCGTGCAGAATCGATGGCCGATGCAGCTGTGAAATATTCCGGCCGTTTAGAGCGTTTGGCTGCATATATTGCGACCGAGGGATTAAACGCAGCGGAAGCCGTGGAATTGCTGCGGCAGGAATCCGAACAGTTTGGTCGCGCCTTATAAATGGAGCTAATTGCCTTTAACGGCCAGCATCATGAAACCCGCCAGTGGCAGCAAGAGCAATTTGCCCCTGGTGCCCCTTCTGGGATTAGTCTGACCGAACGCCAGTTATGGCATATCAACAAAGACGATCACGCATGGCGTGCTGAGTATTTGGCAGAAATGCCAAGTTACTTGGCGCGTTATTTTGGCGACCGTTACAGCAAATTAATGGAGAGCGGCCAGAATGGCCGCCGCCGTGCCAATACATTTTTGCGCACAACATTGGGTAAAAATGTATTGCCACGTCTGCGCGAAGTTCGCAAACAGTACGCAACGGATTTCCAGGGCGCGGGCGGGGTGCATATCCCGTTTGCCAAGGATATGGAAAAACTCCCAGGCTTTGATCGTGACGACGTGCGCAACCTGGCACACCGTATCGCAGATTTTATGGCCGAGTGCTTCAATGATTTTATCCGCACGGCTTTCCTGGAAGATTCCAAATCACCCGAAGAATTAGATTGGCGTGCAACAGCTGCTTACCGTCATTTGGCTGAGCTGGTGAACCAGTTCAGTATCACGCCGCCTTATTGGCATTCCTTCAAAGCGGACAACAACTTCACGGCGCGTAATGCTGAGTCGGGTTTGCTGCGGATGATGGCACCGGAATGGTGGCGCGGTAAGTTGAAACGAAGCCGTGATCTGCTGCGTGAACATATGGCCATTGCCGTTGGCCAGGTTCAAAAGGCGGCATCGGCGTATGTCAGCCGTTCCACGCAAGGGGAATGGGTGGAGCAAAAGAAACGTAACCGGGAGTTTTTCAAATCGTGTGATTTAGAAAATCAGGAAACTGGGGAGCGTATTTCCCTGGCTGACATGGTGGACGGAAGCAACGCCAATCCGGCAAAACGCCGTTGTGAATTGATGGTTCGTATGCGTGGCTTTGAAGATTTGGCCAATGAAATGGGTATGGCCGGGGAGTTTTACACGATCACCGCGCCTTCAAAGTATCACGCCGTTCATAGCAAAGGCGGGTTCGTGTCTCAGTGGAACGCGGCCAGCCCGCAGCAAACACAAAAATACCTTTGCGGTGTGTGGGCAAAAGCCCGCGCAGCGTTTTCCCGCGCCGGGATCCACGTCTTTGGTTTTCGCGTAGTCGAACCGCATCACGACGGGACGCCGCACTGGCATATGCTGCTTTTTATGCGTCCGGCTGATGTGGCCGAAGTGCGTGACATTCTCTGTTATTACGCCCGCCGTGAAGATTCCGAAGAACTGCAATCCGCACACGCGCTAAAGGCGCGTTTTCACGTTGAGCCTATCGACGAAGAGAAGGGCAGTGCTACAGGTTATATCGCTAAATACATTTCTAAAAATATCGACGGTTACGCCCTGGATGGTGAAACGGATGAAGAAACCGGCGAAAACCTGAAAGACATGTCCAAGGCGGTATCTGCCTGGGCAAGCCGCTGGCGGATCCGTCAGTTTCAGCAAATCGGTGGTGCGCCGGTAACGGTCTGGCGTGAGCTGCGCCGCATGCGTGATATCACCCTGGAAAACAAATCTATGGATGCCGTGCTGGCTGCTGCCGATGTGGGGTGCTGGGCATCCTATACCCAGGCACAGGGCGGGGCGTTGGTGGCGCGTCGTGATCTGGTTGTGCGCCTGATGTATGAAATCACTGAATGCGGCAATGAATACGGGGAAACTGGTGCGCCTGGACGTGGGTTATCACGATCTGGTGTTGCGCTGGTTTACCGGCTTTGTGGAGCGTTCGCAGCCTGCGGAAAATGGCTATCAGCGGCTTTTTGTGCGGGAGTTGGTCGGCGTTTTTGAGCGTCTATGGCCGTGCTCTTTTCAGCATCCCACGCTGCGACAAATCACCGGCTGGCTGACTGAGGAAAGCGGATTGGCGTTTTCCCTGGCTGAAAGTGCTGCTTATAACGACACGCCGATCCCCCATTTCACCCATTCCGGCACCGGCTATCAGCTGTTAGCCAACCTGGGGAAAGCGTTCAGCATTACCGATTACATGTGGTATCAGCTGCCCGATGGTGGCGTTTTTGTCGGGGCGGCCGCTGATGCGCTGTTTGCCGGTAAGCCGGTGGACATCCCCGCCGAATTTAACCAAAGCGTGGCCGGTGGCAATGCCATGACCGTGCCGCTGATCCAGTCTTTGCGCCCCGGAGTAGAGGTGAACGGTCAGCGTTTGACTAAGGTCAGATTGCATAATGATGATATGGAAATCACCTGGACGCCACGCAACAAAGCCACCGGCCAGGCATTGCAGAAAACGCCGTTTCAACGTCAGGTGGAAACCAATTATCCAGAGCTGGCCAGCGGCTTGCATCTACCGCAGTTCGCCAGGGTGGAAGCGCCCAGCGAAGACGTCAGCAACGGCAACATTGCCGATCCCTTCAGGCCACGTTATGCCGTGGACTTGCAACTGTTAGACGCAGACGGCAATCCGGCAAAAGACACGCCGCTTTATCCGGCCGTGCCGCTGCCATTGCCGATGGCGGGCGGTGAGTCCGGGATGTTTCAGTTTCCACCGCCCGGCACGCTGGTAGAAGTCGGATTTAATGGTGGTCGCGCCGATAAGCCGTTTGTGCGTCAAACCTTTGCCCAGGGCAACAGCCTGCCTGCCGTGAAGTATGGCGAACAGCTGCAACAGCAGCGTGATGGTGTATCGCAGCGGGTGACGGTGGCGGGCGATTGGGAGCGGCAAACCGATCAGGTGATCCGCGAAACGTCCATGAGCCGGGTTGTCACGGCCGATGATGAAACGCGCACGCTGGTGGCCAGGGAAACCACCGTGCAAGCCACGGACAAAACCACGGTGCTGGGTAAAGCCACCTTGCTGGCCGGTGCAATTGTGCAGATTGCCCAGGGAGATTACAGCCTGGCCACCCAGGCCAATTATGTAGCCAGTATCCAGGGCAACGCGGAAACCAACGTGATCGGCCAACTGATTGAAAAGGTCGGTAAGTTGCGCAGTAGCGTAGCAGGCACCCGTCAGGAAGTGATTGCGCCGGTGGTGTGGATTGGCAGCCAGTCAATCAACGTCTGCCAACTGATGCTTGATACCCTGGATGTGGTAAAGCAGCTGGCACAGCTGACGGCCACGCATTCTCACAATAATACCGGCACGCCGTTAAACGCATTAGCCATAACAGACACGGGAAATAAAGTTGTGACGCTTAAGAATAAATACAGTGAAATCATTGGGTGACGAAGAATAATCTTAATAATTTATTTCTCTTTTAAGTCAAATATTGTTAGTTTTGACGCAGGAGAGATAAAAAATGCTAATGGATAAGCGCATCAGTCACTTACAACGATTTATCGAGATCTGAAGGATCCAAAAGATGAAGAAATTTGCAGATGGGTCAAAAGATGATATAAATCATTGGTTTGCATTGTGTCGTAAAAAACAGCAACCTTATATTGTCATTGTCCCCAAAAGAAAATATGCCTTAATTGAATGGGATTATATGCATTTTGATAAAGCGATAGGGGACAACATACGCCATCATGAAAGAGAGATTGTTGATTCAATGGGGGCTATCTTAAAGAAATACCACTTACGAAATTTTAAGTTTAGCAGGAACAATCTGGGGAAGAACCTGCGAGGTGTAGAAATCGAAGATTCGGTGCTTATTGCTGAAGAGCTGTATGATTTATTTAATAAATATGCTTATCAAGATGATTTATCATTTGCGGTAGTAGAATGATATAACAGGCACAAAAATGCCCGCCGTTTGCGGGCTTTTTTGTGCCTATATATAACCCGCCTCAATCGCACGCAGCGCCGTGCAGTATTCCATTCCACGCCCTGAACCCTTTCAAAACGATCAAGCCGCCTGCGTAAGCCAGTGGGGCCACACGGCCACGAAACAAAGCAAGACCAGACGGAAATTGCACTACACCGCACCCGCCTGCGCTTTTTGCGTTGGTAATTTTTTTCAGTTTTAAAATTCTACAAATCAGCCCGCCAGGACGCGCCGCGCCTGGGCTTTTCCCGTCATTCCCAAACTGAAAGGATTGAAAAGAATTTCAGTAAATTTCAGCTTTCTGGATCTGAGAAGGATCGAGGGAAAATAACAACATAATGAATTAAAAGGTTTTTATCTGCTTTTTGTTAGTTTGGTGGATCGCTGAGAAGATCAAACTAGTGAACCTATGAAAAGAGAACAGGGCAGGCATGGCGCGGGCTGCAGTTGATTTGGCGTTAATTTGAAAAACTGAAATTTGCGAAACTTAAATACTGTAATTATATACAGTTAAATTGATTTTGAGGCGGCAGAACAAAAGCGGCAAAAGGTTGATTTTATGCGTTCGTTGAAAATTTCCAGCGCGGTGATTTATTTCATGGCGAAGGGGGAAAAATTACCCAGGGCACAGGTTTTCGGAAATCGAGGAAATCCTGTTTACGCTATTTGGACAAAGGGTCGGCTTTGGGAAGTGTCCTGCAAAAATGGTGAGTTTTGGGAAAGTGTCGAAGAAATTCCATTTTCTAATGTTCGTGAGACTTTTGAGACTGCTTTAAATAATTACCTAAGCCGTTACTAAGAAGACATTGAAAGGGGGCAAAAATAAAGTGGGGGGACAAAAGGGGAAAGTAACTATGGAAAACAAAAAAGCCACTCTGTGAGAAGTGGCTTAATCATATGATTATTAAAAATAAAATTTTGTAGCCCTTGCTGGACTTGAACCAGCGATCAAGCGTTTATGATAATGTAAAATCCAAACTTTATAGAAAACAGAGTTTTGCAAAGGCAATTTAGGCCTATTAAGGGCAGTGTTACTATACTGATGCGACATTTTTAGGTTGATGTGATGATTGGCTAGGCATCAGATTCATTCTTGAAAACCAACATTAGGAATTAACTCACGGTGTTCCAGTTTGAATAGTTGCTGCGGTTCGAGGTTGTCCATAAGCTTGAATTCGACTATATATTTTTTGAAGTTTTCTCCCCTATATGTCAACGCATTGTAATAAATAATAAAAAGTTCTTGGTTCGAAATTTGTGCTCTTGCTAATCTCACGTATAATTCTTTGTTTTCTATATTGGACTCGGATAGGTAACGAAAAATATTATATAAAAATCTAAAATAATGAGCTAACTGAAAACCTTGCGCCGTATAGAAATCATCAAAAGCATCTTGTATCTTATCAAGTTCATTGCCATGTCCAAGCTCACGTCTTGCAAACTGTTCTTTTAACTTTGTTACCATGTCTTTAATGACGCTTCTTCCATCTTTAGTTATAATGCCTCGAACTCCTGATTGATGTGACGTTATCTCGCTTATAAGCTGATTGTGCATTTTTAACATTTGAAAAAATGTATTTTCAAAACCTTGTTTTTGAATTTCATTTCTGCTATTTACAGTTTCTAGTTTTTGTTCAATTAATTCTTGCTTTTGAATGTGGATTTGATCTCTCTGTATCGCCAAGGTGTATGCTACACCTGCAAAAGCAAGTGCGGAAAATAAAGAGGTTAGAATCCCAAAACTATCACCAAACACGCCAGCATTAGCGATAGTCATTTTGTCTATGGGCCAAGTTACCCACACTAAGAAGCCAGCATATGCAAATATCAATAGCACAGCCCCAACGCCAAAAGAAGTGGCGATTTTCATTCCAGCAGACATTGATAAATAGATTTTTTTTAATTTCCCGTCTTCATTCATATTATTTCCTTTTTGTATTAAGAGGATTTAATTTTATTGCATCTTCAAAATGGTCATAACGCATTGCCATTTTTATATCAGGATGGCAAGGATTCTTTGTAAAACTAAAATATTTCTACCATTCATCATGAAATGACTAGCAAACGGATGGGGAAGAACGTGAGCCCGGTGCCTCATTGTCGGTTGAACTGTGCCATGAACATCAAGTAATGGGTAACTTAAATTAGCGAAATGAGCATGCCAGTGCAAATTCGTGTCGCCACTTTGTCGCTACATGACAAGGGGTATGTGTTTAACTTATTGTTTTAAAAGAGTTATAAATTTAGAAAAGAAAAAACCCGGCAATCTTGAACCTAATAAGGCGGGATTGACGGGCTCTCCAAATTTGGGGACTTCAAAGAAAAGCAGTGGCACTAATTAAGACTCTGGCTAACTTTAAAAGTTCGTGCGAGGGGGCAAAAATTTAAAAAAATATTGATTTTTTTTTGCCCCATTACACTTCAATGAGTTACGTCATGCACCGGGCCAGATGATGACGATAAGCGTACCGGCGAGCGTCAGTAATACGTTAGCAATGGCATAGGTTCCTGCATAACCGAGTGCCGGAATGTTACTGCGTGCCGTGTCGCTGATGATTTCCATCGCCGGGGCGCAGGTTCGTGCACCCATGATGGCTCCGAACAGCAAAGCGCGGTTCATGCGTAAAACATATGCCCCGAAGATGAAGCAAATCACCACCGGCACCAGGCTGACAATCAGGCCGGAAAGCAGCATCTGGCCGCCTATTGCGCCGAGACCATTATTGATACCCGCACCGGCACTGAGGCCGACACCCGCCATAAACACCATCAGGCCAAACTCTTTCACCATATTTAGCGCGCCCTGCGGGATATAACCGAAAGTAGGGTGGTTGGCTCGCAGGAAGCCGAGCATGATCCCGGCGAACAGCAGTCCGGCGGCGTTACCGATGCCAAAACTGAAGTTTTTGAACTGGAAAGTGATGAGGCCGATCATCAGGCCGACAATAAAGAAGGCGCAGAAGGCCAGCAAATCCGTGAGCTGACTGTGTACGGAGATAAACCCGATACGCTCCGCCACGCTTTTCACCCGTTTTGCGTCGCCGCTGACCTGCAACACATCGCCTTTATTCAGCACGATACTGTCATCGATAGGCATTTCAATCTGACTGCGGATCACGCGGTTGAGGAAACAGCCCTGATCGGTGAGATTCAGTTGACTCAGACGCTTGCCGACCGCGTGGTTATTCTTGACCACCACTTCTTCGGTCACGATACGCATGTCGAGCAGGTCGCGGTCAAACACTTCCTTACCGTTACGGAAACTCGGGTCCAGGCGTGAGTGTGCGTCCGGATAACCGACCAGTGAGATCTCATCGCCCACCTGCAATACGGCGTCGCCGTCCGGTGTCGCCAGGATGCCATTACGGCGGATTCGCTCTATATAGCAGCCAGTCTGACGATAGATCCCCAGTTCACGCAGGTTTTTGCCATCAGCCCAGGCCACCAGCTCCTGTCCCACGCGATAGGCGCGGATCACCGGCAGATACACTTTTCGTTTACTGTCGGTATCCAGGCCACGCTCGCGCGCGATCTGCTGGGCGCTGGTAGGCAAATCCTGATGTTGCAGCTTCGGCAGATAACGTGCGCCGAAAATCAGGCTCACCAGACCGATGAGATAGGTCAGGGCGTAGCCCAGGCTCAGGTTATCCAGTTCAGGCCCGAGCATCTTGTTACCGCCCATGGTATTACGCAGCGTGTCTCCGGCGCCGACCAGAACCGGGGTTGAGGTCATTGAACCCGCGAGCATCCCGGCGGTGAGGCCGATGTCCCAGCCGAACAAACGTCCGAGTCCGAGTGCCAGTAACATGGCGCTGCCGACCATCACCAGTGCCAGCATGAAATAATTTTTGCCGTCACGGAAGAAAATGGAAAAAAAGTTTGGCCCTGCTTCGACGCCTACGCAGAAAATAAACAACATAAAGCCGAGGTTGAGCGCTTCAGTATTAATACTGAAATGCTGCTGACCCAAAAGCAGCGAAACCACTAATACGCCGATAGAATTTCCGAGCTGAACGGAACCCAGGCGAATTTTCCCCAGGCACAGACCGAGTGCCAAAACCACAAATAATAACAGGATGTAATTCCCGTTTAACAAACTAGCGACGTTTATATTCAC